GTGCTTGTATGCGTTGCTGCGGTGGTGTTAGCCTGCCCTCTGGAGCAAGCTGTCAGGACATTGCCCACGATGTAGCCGTAATAGATGATCTCGTTGTCCACCTTGATGTACCCGGCAGCAGCTAGTCCTATGACTGAACTCAGGGTGATGGTGGTGGCTGTGGCAGTTACCGCTCCATTCAAGGTCAGCGTTGTAGCAGAAGTCTGCCCCGAGTTGCGCTGGATCATCACCTGAATTGGCCGCGCTTGCTGCAACTTGTTAGGTAGCGTAGCGTAGGTACTGATGCTAATGCGGGTGATGGTCAAGTCTGCTTGGTTGGATGTCGAGTTGGCGCTGGTGCGGATGACATGCTCAAGCAAGTCCACGGTGTCCACCGGAAGTGCGTAAGTATTCAAGCCTTGAGTCAGGGTGAACGACCCCTGCTCAATCGTCCACATGTTGATGCCCCGGTTGGCCCAATCCGCAAACATAATGTTGAGGGAGCGCCGTGCAGTACGCATGTCATAGCCAGAGCGAAGCTCAGAACCCGCACGTTCAAATGCGTCTTCTATGACTTCACTCAAGTCCATGTCAAAGTTAGCAACGCCCGAAGTAGTCATTATCTAAATCCTGCTGTTTTCTTTGCTATGCTTTTAGGCTGTGCTACAAACTGTTTTCCACTGGCTTTACCTGCTCTCTTGGCCTTGGTTGTTGCTGCGTACTCACTAGGGCTGAGAGATTTGATAGCCGCTTCAGGCAAGTACCGCTCCCCCGTCTTACTCGACGGTTTACCAGACTTGGTGCGCCATTTCTGGTCGCCCCAATCTTTCAGGGACTGCTGCGGAGCTTTCAATCTTTGTACCCGCCGCCTGCGGCCTTATATCGTTTAGCCATAACTTGTGCTTTTCTCGCACTCCATTGCCCCGCGCCCGTGCCCACGATTGCCGCAGCTTTGACGCTGTTGAAAATCCGTTTGCGAAGGCTGGGTTTGGTGTAGTTACCCGCTTCGTTGACCTTCGACTTCACCGCCCCACCCTCTTTGTACTGAGTGAAGTCAGTGTCATCACGCCGGGCTTTCTTCTTGCCACCGGGCATCTTGCTGGGGTCAATGGCCCCCATACCACGGGAGGCTCTCATTTAGCACATCTTTCCACGGGTCTTACCCCGTTGAGCTATGCCATCACCCCGGCGGGATGCTGAGACTGCGCCACCAGATGCGTAGCCTTGGACTGAACCCCCACGTTTCATCACCGTAAACTTGTCACCGCCTAATTTGTCACGGACAGCTTTAAGCGTTTCTGCGGAAGCATCTTCACGCAGCCCGGAACGGCGTGCGTTTTCTTTTAGCATTTCTGCTTGACGCCCCTCGGCACGACCGCCGCGCTCTACGGCTTTAGCACCGGCTTTATCATATTCAAGCCTTGGGGTTGGTTTTGGAAGAGCTAGTTTTTTTGGCCCCTCAAGTAACCGTGGTACTTCTTTGATGACCTCTAGCTCTTTTTCACGGAAAGTTGGGTCTGGTCGTTCCAACCGCTTGACTGCTGTTTTAGCACCACCACGGTTGGCTAGATTTTGAGCAGCTTTAGCAATACTTTTAATACCAAAACCCGCTCCACCCATCAATGCCTGCTCGGGATACGAAGCCTCTATTGCCTGCGATTTTTCCATCGCGGCTCTTTTGGCTTTCCCCTCTGGGGTTTGTGCGGCTTCTTGGGCTCTTTGGAACTGTTGCTCTTTGTCGTAAGCCTTGGAAGTATCGGCGTCAGGAGCACCTCTGCGTGTCCGCCCTAGCTGGGCGTTCATATAGTCTGTTAAATCTTTGTCCGCGCCGTATTGTTTTTTAAACGCCTGTAATTGTTCCTTGGTGACTATTGCAGGTTTAGCTTTGAACGCCGCCGCTGGACTTGTCTTTGCTCGCATGTCATCAGTAACCAACGACTCACCATCGCTTATCGTGTCTACCGGCAACGGCCTGTCTTTATCTAAACCTCTGCTTTTAATAAAATTTCCTAACCGATCCTCATTAATATAGTCAATGGTTTCACCGCCGTCTGAAAATTTACGCATCTTCATGTTGTGCTCCTAACAGGCCATGCCGCCGCTTTTCATCTTGATCTGCGTGGCTTTGGTTTTGCCTTTGGACGCAATGCCGTCAGCCGAACGGACGAAGCCGCCGGTTGCCATCTTGGTCATACCGCCCTTGTTCATCATGCCTTTGCTCATGCCCATCATCTGTTTTTTGTCAGATGCCATGTCGGCTTTAGAGCCTTCTTGCATACCTTTTTTCTTGGCCATCATTGCCATGAAACCGGGGTTCATTTTCGTAGCCATATCACCACCTTTTGAGAAAGATTTGCCTTTGTCGGCGTTAGAGAAATCCTTGCCCACGGACTGTGGGACACCTACCTTCTTGGCAAAGCTCGGGCTGTGAGCTATCGCCTCCATAAAGTTGTGCTGCTTTTTGCTGGAGCTTGGCATTTAGCATTTCCATCTTGCAAGAGCCGCTGCTTTGCGGGTTGGTTTGCCTTTTTCGTCTTTCATCGGCCCGGGCATACCTGACATCCGGGCACAGAACGAATCCTTGCGGGGGCCACCTTGGGGCTGTGGAGCCTTGAGGTTGCTGCCAGTTGCTGCGTTGTACTTGGCCCTACCCTTGGCAGTCAGACCAGCCCCCTGAGAGATCGGCAGCTTCTCGCCCCGACCAACAGAGAGAACCGGGCCTTTCTTCTTAGCCATAAAAAACTTCAATACCCACAACAGTACCAACGCTGGTTGTTAGGTGTAGCCCTGTAGACGCCAAAATACCTTCACCGGGTATGGTGATGTTGAAGTTTACAGGGGTGGTAACACTGGCAATGTCCATCGTAAACAGCACAGCGGCAGTGGCGCTGCCATCACGAATCTCAAATGTTGCTGCCGTTGAAGCTTTGGGGCTGACCACAATACCTTTGAGGCGTGTACGCCCCAGCATAAAAGAACCCGCAGCAGTTAGGTGTGCCGCCTTTACGTCTGTTTGCATCATAATCAATCTCCAGTTGTGGGGTTGCCCCCGAAGATTAAGCTGTGCGTGTAAACACGTAGGCTGTTGCGCTGGAAAACATGATGGTGAACCGGCCCACACCTGTAACACCAGAAGCCACTGTTGACTGACCAAAACTTGCCGCAGTGGTAGCGGCTGCATCGGATTTAATACCGTTCGTAGCTACAAGAATAGTCACTGTATTGGCCCCTGCGGTGTTGTCAATGTACAGGTCAAACACAGTACCTTGCGTTGCACCCAGTGCTGCGCCGAGCAACGTGCCTGTCGGCAACGTGATGGAGACTGCGGCTGCTGAAGTTGAGGTGATGTAGCCAGTGGCTACTTGTGCTGCTGTAGCAGTCGCTGTGGTGTTAATTGCCGTTGGCGTGTGGGTGATGCTACCTGTGCCAGCAATGTTGCCAGTGACGTTGCCTGTCAAAGCGCCGATAAAGCCGTTGGTGGACGTAACCGGGCCAGAAAACGTGGTTGATGCCATGATTTTTCCTTACATACAAGTTAGGCGCATTAGTCTGCGCATTAGTCTGTATGTCGTCAGCCGGGGCTGTCTAATGCACCGGAAAGCCCGGAGTAGTTGCAATATACCACACTTTTTTGGGGGGTGCAATAAAAAAGGCTCCCGAAGGAGCCTTAGTGGTAGGCCAGTCACCTCTACCGTACTGAGTCCGATTAGGTCGAACCGGGGCTTCCGAAGATGCCTAGTGGGTCAGACCAGCCGAAGCTGTAACGCTCACGGGACTTGTAGCGCACATTCCCCGTATCGAAGTCTCCATCCATTGAATTTGCCAACGGTGCACGTTCAAAATGCTTCAGGCCGTTAGGCACATCGGTCATTAGGAACCATGCATTGGTATCAGTCAAGAAGTGGTTGATGCAATACCCTTGTGGGATAGAGCCGTTGTTCTTCAAGGCGTTGATATCGTTGTCGGCAGTCGATACGCGCAGATTGGTTTCCAGCAAACGGGTTGCAGTGAACTGCAATGCTGGCGGGATTACCAATTTTTTGGGCTGTGCTGCGATCAGAAGACCGCGCTCATCAGTCCAAGCAGCGATTTGAATAACTGCGTTTTCCAACGAAGTTTCGTTCAAATCGGCTGCGGTTGCAGGACGGTTGCTGTTGGTTCCACCAGACACCAGAGGGTGAGCAGTAGAAATCAAAGAAACCCCGTCACCACCCAGATACGCGCTACTGAAAGCGTTATTTAGGATGGCCGCACCTTTGACTTGCTTGGTATACGCCATTGCACGGGCCAGAGCCTTGGTGTAACGGGCAGACAGCGAGTCATACAGGTTGTCTTCAACAGCCTCTTCGGTGATGGAGAAGCCAAGAGCAATAGTCTCGTGGTTGTACCGAGCCGTGAACGCTTCCTGTGCATTGTCATAAGCAATGGCAGAACCCTCGTTCTTGACTGGTGCAGCGGAGAATCCCGACAGCTTGGTCTCTTCTTCAAAAGAACGCTCTGATTTTTCAGTCTCATAAATTTCTTTATGTTCCTGTTGGTAGGTTGTGTATTCCAAACCAAACAAAGCGTTCAGACCGGGAAGGAGTTCCTTCAGTAGTTGTGCGCGTGAAATAGCCATGATTTATGCTCCTTATACTGCGGTGGCAGTGTAGTACGAATGAACAGCGAAGTTAAGTTTGACCAAAACTTCAGGGTACATCGTAACAATGACAGTCGATGCAGACGGGATGTCCGTCACACTGCCGGGAACCGCTACGGCTACGTTCAAAGTTCCGGAAGTCCCGCCAGATGCAATAGCACCCGTCAAGAAACTACCCGTACCAATGATCTGCCCGTTTGCAGCAACATACGCAACATCTGCTCCAGTAAGAGAAGCGCCGCTCAAACCTGTTCCGGTAAGGGTTAGGGTTGTAGAGCTTGTGCTACCTGTGCCGGTATAGCTATATGCCGAATCTTCAACCAAACCAACCACACGGCAAGGGAATGCCGCAGTTGTCAAAGTGGCTGAATACAGCAAAGACACAGCGGAATTGCCTGTGGTGGTGGAACCAGCATTTTGGATAAGACCGTAGTTTTGTCCTAGCATGGCTACTGAAGCAGACGCAATGGTCGTGGTTGCAGAGCACACCGCAACTTTAAACACTGTATCTGGATCATCACAAACAATAGCGTCACAGTCACCAGCAAGCGTAGAAGCAGGCCAGTACTGTTGAAACTGCTTTTGCCCTGTCAGCGGGTTGGTAAAGGAGCAGCCTAGGAAAACCCCGACCAAACCCACACCTGTAGCACTTGTCGTACTTGTGTTTTTAACGATAGTGCCGCGAACAATGTTTACGAGATCGCCGTAAAAAATATTCGAAGCGTAACCGTACTGAATAGGGTAGTTTCGGGTTGACCCCGAGAATACCTGCCCACCGAGCAAATTGATCGGCTTCAAGCCATAAGGCTTGTCAATCGTAGGATATGCCATAAAAAACTCCTGTTATTTAGAACCAGAACCAAACCCTTGTCCACGAGTGCTTGTAGATTTTCGGTCTGCAAACATAGGCATACGAGGATCATTGTTCCGCATGAAACTATTATCCACTGACTCCATCTGCTCAGATGCGTGTTTGTCAAAGTACTGCTTTCGGGCATCTGTACGGTCGGATGGCTGTTTGCATAGCATCAGTCCACCGAGTTCCACATTGCCATTGGCACTACCAACAATCATCAGTTCAGGATGGTCTACTGCTTTTACTGGCTCCCAACCATCTCGCATTTGGCGAGACACATTGGTGTGGTGTGCTGTTCCGTTTACATGCGTTGCAATCCAACGGAACGAGTACCCCGGTTCAGGAGTCGGGTCTGGCAGTGAAGAGGGCGGTACATAAACCGTCCTTGCATTTTTATCGCGTGACACTAGGTCGCGGGGGGTACGAGCATCAGCCATTTTGATTCTCCAGTTTAGCTACTTGAACAGCATATTGTTGAGGGGTCAGTCCAAACTTTTTCGCCAACGCCATCTGCGTTAGTGTAAGCTGAACTTTCTTTGGCCCTGACGAACGAGTCGCCGAGGCTACAACAGATGAAGGTCGAGTGCTTCGTGCTTCA